CTCCAAGAACTGCTCCAGCAGCGTCTGCTGTACCAGCAGTAGCAATTGGCTCTTGGAGTAGGCGTTCGTTAATGTAAACGCCTGGACGACCGAATGTGGTCATATTATCTCCTTAAATTAGGTTATTTCTAGGGGCTACGTGTTATACCGATAAGTCGAACGTATACAGGTCGCCTAGCGTTACGCTGTTGACCTTGTACAGGGTTTTTAGTGTTCCTTGAGCGATTTCACTCGACACACGGACGGTGATAGCGTTCATAAATAAACGTTTACCCTGCTCAACCATGTCTCGTTTTGCAATGTCCACCACATCTAGGCGGCGAACAGTTCCGTCGTCTAGCCCTAATAGGCCAGCACGCATCGGAAGTTTTGTATACAAGAGCTGGGATAACAACTCTCTGTCATGTCTTGGATGACGGGCATAGCTCGTAATTTGGTAGTCAATGTTGACTGGTATAGGTAGGTCAATCTGCCCACCACTACCTACAGGGATTACTGCCTCCCCCAGCAGGTACTCGGGGACAGGCACTACTCCACGCATTTCCCTAGAGGTGTCTCTATTAATGTCAATCATGTCAATAGTTAGATACGGATAGCTCTGGTCTCTAATTTCTTGGTCTGGCATACCGAACCAGACTCCTACTTTACGAGGTTGCCCTTCAAAGTCAGCCCTCTGGTCTTGTACGACCATGTTCTCAAGCTTTTGACGGAGAGCCTTATCTTCACTGAGTAGAAACGTCATACTAGCTCCCCCAAATACTTTTCAAGGTTGTCTAGGTATGCGTTCTGAAGCACTTGATTTTGATTTAAGAATTTACGAATAGAACCAGTAGGCCTCTGATTTTCAGTCCCAAACTCTAAGGTCTGAGCATCTTCGCCAAAGTCACCGTCAAACTTGTAATCAAACCGCTCTCCTGTGTAAAAGAGGGTAACGCTGTAGGCGGCTTCAAAGCTCCACCCAGAGCTGACTAGGGATTGTCTTAACATAAGAGTAAGGTCTTCAGCAGCTTCGTGGACTGCTTTATCGGCACCTTGTAAGAAGAACTTAGTTGTTGTCATTGCGTGGCTTGCCTGTCCATGGTTCTGGCTTTGCGAAATCACGTGCTCTATAACCTGCACCTAAACCGAGAAGGCGGGCTTGAGCAAGAGGTGGACGATACGTAGTACGACCTTGAAAGACTCCTTTTAAAAAGTCCTGTTGGTCAACATCGTTAAAGTCCGCAACTTTTTCCCACCAGGGCTTATCGTTACGCATAGCAGAATCCTTAACAGGCAGCAGTTCTAGCCGAAGCTAGGTAAGCGTCCGCACAGACACTTACCCTACTAGGATAGAGATTTTTGCCCGTTTCGTAACGCTGAATACGAATTGAAATAGTTATTTTGTTGAGTCTTTAAAGCGTGGCAATTGACGCATAAAGTCATTAAGTTTGAAATTTCATTATTGGAGTGGTCGCCGTCAATATGGTCTACGGTTAGTTGGCACTCTTCTTCAATAGTAGCTGTGCATCTAACGTTCTCACAGTAATCTTTTTGATGAATCTTATAGGGACGCTCACTGAGCATTTTCCCCACTTTAAACTGCCTGTAGCATCGGTAATGCTGCTTTTGACCTTGTTTTTTAGTGTAACTTTCTTTCACTCGAACAGAGGGTCCACAAACTGCACAATCACCTGTGCGGGTTGTTCCGTCTACATTCGTCAGAGAATGTTTCATAGCCATATTCTATTACAGAATCAGTGCTATTTTGCTCCTCGTACTGCGGCTTTGCCACGCTGTTTTGAGGTAACTTTACGTGTCTGAAGGTCTTGAGTACGAGCCATGTTAGGGTTCTTCTTCGAGTACTTCTTCTTGTACTCTTCGTTTTTCTTGTCTAGAAACGTCTTACTAATCTTCATCTTCTTGAGTTACTTCCTCTGCGGCTAGTGTAAACAAAGGCACAGAATCTCTTAGCTCTACTTTGCGGTATGAAATGTGCCCGCCCTGAGAGTCGAGCTTTGCTTCAGCTACTACAGCATCCTCTGCAAGTACTTGAACCAACATGGTTACTTCATAGGTGTAGCACCTGGTTGCCTCGTCGTGCTTAATGTTATCTTCCATTATTTTTTTCCTGCTCTCCGCTTGTTTTCTTTGGCGGTGTTTGCACCGTGTTTTAGTGGTCTAAGGTTACTCTTACGGTCATCTGAATGGTTGTTATTCTTATGGTCTACATCTACGTCTTTAGCCAGCTTTCGGCCAGACTTAGTCTCGTAGTCGTCACGAGCTTTGTTTTTAGAAGTTGTTTCCCAGCCATCTTTGGTCTTGGTCTTGGTGACGTAGATAGGTCTGCCACCGTTTTGGGCAGAACCTTTGTACGGCCCAAACTTCTTTTTAGTACCTACTGGAATCTTCTCAGCCATTATTTAGCCTTCCTATACCCAGCCGTCTTTTTAGCAATCTTTTTAGGCTGAGCTACGAACTGCTCACCCTTTTTATTTCCTGCAGCTTTAGCTTTATTGGTGGACTTCTTTTCCGCAGGACTAAGGCTTTCCCAAGCTTTTTCAGGAAGATAACGCTTTTTACCCTTAGAGGGTTTGCCATCTGAGGTTTTCCATTTTTCATCGCCCCAGTCCTTAAGGGACTTTTGAGACTTAGCTAAGGCCATTAGTTCTTGTAACCCCCGCCAGCCTTCTTGTACTCAGAAGCTAAAAGCTGTGCCTTACGAGCCGACCATTCACCTGGGTCTCCACCCTTACTGCCAGCTTTAATACGATTAAAGATAGTCTTCCTAAGCCCAGGCTTAGTGTAGTTACCTGCTTCGTTTACTTTTGACTTAGCCTTAGGCTTAGCTTTTTCAGCCATTATTTCTTCTTCTTTGCGTCAAGTCGCTTGGACATAGCAGCTGCTTTTTTCTTAGCGTCAGCTTTAGAAGATGCTCCCCATGCCTGAAGAGATAGCAGCAGTCGAGTAGGGTCGCCATTCGGTTTCTTTTCAGGCCCAGGGTTGCCTCCCATTCGAGCTAAAAACGAAGCACGACGAGGGTTGTCACCAGATTTAACGGGAGCCTTTAGGTTAGAGCCAGGATTAGCCTTTTCATAGGACTTACGGCCCTTCTCATTTAGACCACCAGACTTAGCTTTACCTTCTTTACGTTGCCATGCTTCGCTCGCCATTACTTCTTCTTCTTTGCCTTCATGGTGCCACTCATTTTCATCTGAGCACCCTTTATAACGTCGCCGCGAGTAATCTTGCCTTTGTCACCAGACATAGCCGCAAGCTTCTTATCTTTTGGAGTCATAGCTTTGCTGCCAGAGGACTCCATCTTCTTACCATGTACCATTTGACTCTTCTTTCTTTTTATAAGACTAGAGGATTACTAGTCTTTACTCTTAGTAGTGCTGGAATAGCGAATCTTTCCAGAGGGTTTACGGACAATGCCGCCTTTTTTCTTCTTTACAGATGCTCCACCTGCACGATACTTAGAGCTATCAAGATTGGTAGCGACATTAGCCGACGGGCTCTTACCAACTCGAGCAGCGACTCTGGATACTTTTCTCTTCTTTTCTTCAGCCATTATTGACTCCTATAGTCTATTGGGGTAGAGGATGCATACTTAGCAAACTGAGGGTCGTTTACTAGTTCTTCACTGTTTACCTCGGTGCAGTCAACGGAGATTACTGACCACTGGTTTCCCAGAGCCCCTCGAGGGTTTACTCGGATAGGTACAAAGACTTGTCCGCGATATTCAATTCGGTCGCGAATAAAGTCTGTGGGCTCATTCCCCACAAGACTGGGGAGCAGCCTCTCAGCCTCCCCAGCGTTTATTACTAGTCGCATAGTATCTACAATGTAGAAACCGCGTTCGTTCATTTGATTCCCACCCCGAGTAATTTGAGCCATTAATACGGGGAGCTTAAATGGAAGCATCCATCGTCTTCCTTCGCCGCCTGCGGAACTGGATACGTCGTAGATGTCGTCAGCTATGGTGCCAAAGTTTTCTGCCAAATACCAGTCTTGCCACCTGAACCAGTTAACCTTTTGTCCAACCTTATTACCGAGGTCTCCGGTCATTCCTTCTTTCATAGACAGCCGCTCGTAGTCTACGCTGAAGCGGCCTTCTACTTCAAAACCTCGCATTTAAATCCTTAAGTAGGTGGTAGTTAGTGCTGATGTGGTTGTTGACTAAACTGAAACTGCTTTAAGTTCATAGCTGCCGCATAGGTAGTGTTGAACCTGTTAAGCCAGTCATGCCCAGGAATTTCTTCTTCGATGCTTTGTAGTAGCATGCCCGATTGTTCACGCATATTATTTGATAAAAATTCAAACGCTTTAGCAAAAAACTTAGGGTCTAAGTCAATGTAGTCCTGTAAAGGACCGTATTCGTGAAAGTAAACTACTTCATCTTCTCCGACTACTACGGGTCCGTTTAGCGTCATCATAAGCTTGTATTCCATGTATTACCACTTTCCTATGGGGCAAGTTGCTCCGTGTACCTTTGTTTTAATACTCATAATGCACATGCACTCTTTGCATTGACGAGTTGGCTTAAAGAACTTATCGCATCCTTTACAGATGTCATAACGTTCTTTAGGGTCTGTAATGATGGTTACAGGTACTTTATTATCTTCCATTATTCCGCCCTAAAGTTGTCTATTGCGGTGCCTTGACGTTGCACCTGATTGCCGTTTTTAGCTAGGCCTATGTTTCTAGTTCTCAAAGAAGAACCAGAGTTATAAGAGACTGAGGCTATTGTACTCCCTGCTAAACCAATGGCACTGAAGAGGGAGACCACTACGTTGGCTCCTAAGGTAGAGACCTCCATGCTACGGGCATCTGAAGAAACGTCTCGAGTAAAGACTTGTGTAATAGTGCCGCTAACATTACTAAAGATACGTATAACAGAAGGGTAAGAAGTGCTAGCAGGAGTAAAGCTAGCGGGCTGATTAAAGGTAGTGATGCACTGGTCACCAGTGGGAGTTACTCCAGAAGCACAGTACGTACCTCTTCCAGGGCAACGACATTGTGTTACACCGCTATTTTGCGTTGGAGGGCATCCTGAAGGGCACACTAATTGACTGCCTGTTTGAGTCTGCTGTGCTGGGGTAGTGGTGATAGTAAAGCACTCATTAAAATCAAGAGTTTGACCAGCTGGGCATGGACCATACGTAATGCTACCAGGGGTTTCAGTAGCAAAAAAGATTTCATCAGGGGGGCAAGTAGTAGTAGTTCTAGTTACGGTACAGCTGGCAGGAGCAGCCCTTCCTGCAGGAGAATAACTTCCCCCAGCTTGTTGACAGTCCAAAAAAAGTAGGGGACCGAGATTTTGCGTGGTAGTACTAGTAGTACATGGTAGAGACCTTCTGCACCTATTAGTAGCACTGGGCCCAGTACTACCAGAAGGACAAGTAAACGTTGAAGGCCCTTGAGTAGCAGGTGCTGCACCTTGAGAAACTGTTGTCACACAGTTAGTCCCTTGAAGTGTACCGCTAGAACAGCTATAGCTATATACGGGAACAGATTGAGGTACAGAAAAGGAAGGTCCTTCAAATAGGGTAGGAACTGATTCTGTGCGTTGACAGTTAGTTCCTTGGAGGGTAAACCCTGAAGGGCAAGAGTAGAAACTAGGGTTGTCCTGCTGCCTAGAACCTGGGATAGCTGCGAACCAGTTATTAGCATCCTGCACCCAAAAAGATATCCCTAGGCCAGTGCCACTAGCAATGTCCATGGAAATTTTATAGTCAGTGTTTGCTTTAAATAAAGGAGTAGAGGCAATAGACGGACCAGCTGCTGAGTCATGAAAAGCTTGGTTACTTTGAATTGCCCAGTTCCCTGAGAACTCAGTCCACTGAGAGAAGTTGTTGCTGGCTAAGCCCAAGTTAGCGTTGTTAGCCCTATTGAAATTGTCTAAGATTTCAGCTGTGTGCCAAATCTTCCACTCACCAGCTACTTTTGTATAGCCCAGAGCGACAGGTTTCCACTCACCAGCTACTTTTACGTAGGGTGCAGCGACTGGCTTTTGCTCACCAGCTACTTTTATAAAACCAGGCACATTAGCTCCAAAACCTCAAGTATCTAGTTTCTCGCAAATAGCTCTAGATTTCTTAGTAAACGCTGGTCATCAGGGTCATACTCTAGGGCTTTCTTTACTGCTGTAATAGCCTCCTCAAGGTCCCCTAGATGATACGCCGCTAAAGAGTATAGGTCCCAAGGAAGAGCCCCCCATGCAAACGCTTCACACAAATAATCAAGAGGCTTCTCTGTAATAGCCAGAGCGTTTCTAGTGTGCAAATGTACTTGGGGCCAATCCTGCTTGTTATAGAAGTGCATAGCTAAGTCAACTTTTGCTTCACGTCTTGTAGCGTCCTCTTGTAAAGACTGTAATAAATGCTCTACAGCAGTACTTGGCTCTACTTTTGCTAAGAACCTGCACGCAGCGGCACGTTCAGCAGCCCAGATTGCACTAGGCAAAGAGAGATACCGCTTAAATTCTGCGGCCGACTTTTCGTTCTGGCCATAAAAGAAAAGCTCCCTAGCGTAGTAAAAAGAGTTTCTTACGTCCCAAGGGTCTTCTGCAACACTCAGCTCAAGTAAGGGAAGGTACTGGCCACGGGACTTAGTCTCATCTGCTTTATGGTGGATGTCTAACTTAACCCACTCCTGTACTTCTGTAATTCTGTCTGCCACCACTACTTCATGAACAGGGTGCTTCCAGCGGTAGTTGTGACGAGAGTGGATGTGGTCGCCACCAAAGGTAAGCCCAGGCTTACCATCTATAAAATTCCAAGTGTAGGTATACCTGGGACGGGTCGTAGCAAGAGTGGCCATCTCTAAAGCAGGACGCCAATCTCCTACGAGAAGTTCGTCCATGTCCAGTGAGACGCACATGTCTATGTCATCAGGGAGCAACGCCAGTGCGGCGTTTCTAGCGTCATCGAATCGCCACGGCTTTATGGAGATTGATATCACATTGATACCAAGAGCTTTAGCCTTTTCTATAGTCCCATCTTGGGACCCTGTATCAGCAATAAGAAGGTAATCCGCAGCTTTAGCAGACTCATACCAGCGTTCTACGAACTGCTCTTCATTAAGTGCGACGGTATAGACGGCTATCTTCATTTATTACTCCAGAGTAGGTGTACTACGTATTCTAGTCTTTATCTAAAGGAAGGCCGTTCTTAACGTGCTGCCCTGGACAGCCTTGACGAAAGCACACTGGCCCACCTGTAGTACCGTGCTTCTCTTTACGAATAGCACCACAGAACTTACACTTGTCCCATAGTTCGGGAGGTAAAATAGTGGACATTGAATTCCTTAGGTGTTTGTGTTGGGCTATCCGATGATGTTAATAGTGCCTACCATTGCTGAGTGGAATTGGCATTGATAGTACAAAGTGCTTGGAGCACCAGCAGCTATCGTAAACTGAATCCCGCCCACGGCAGCACCGTTATTAGTAACCCCAGTGTTGTATACGTTTCCTGCTGAGTAGCCCGCCCCAGTGGTTTGAATCCAAAATGGATGTCCAGAAGCGTTTACAGTGAAGAAGTAAGTGTTACCACGAACTAGGGTTAACGTGGGGTTATCGCTGCCGTCTATAGTGTAAGCAGATGCCCCGTTGTTAGTTACCTGAAAGTTTTCAATAATAGTAAGTCCGTCAGCACCGTCAGCTCCTGCAGGGCCCGCTACGGCTGAGTCAGCACCATCAGCCCCCGTTGGCCCCGTTGGGCCGATAGCACCGTCAGGTCCTGTAGGTCCAACGACAGTTGAGTCTGCCCCAGTAGGACCCGTAGGTCCACCTGAAGGTCCTGTAGGACCAGTTGGTCCCGTATCTCCAATAGGTCCTTGAGGTGCGGCCAGTGCGATACTGTCCCAAGTAGACCCCGTGTAAACTTGTACGTTATCCGTTACGCTGCTTACCCAAATATCACCGATTTGTGGAAAAGGCGGTTGAGTAGGCGTATAGCTGACGTTAGTGCGACCTTCGTTCTCAAATAGAGCAGGTACAGTAAAGTTAACTTGTCCAGCAAGCACTTGTACGTATACTTCATCTCCAGGCCGTAGAGGAACCCTAAAAGTCTCAAAGGTCTGACCTACTGAAATCTCTAAGTTAGCGGCTAGATAAGAGTACTGGCTAGCGAACGCTTGCTGTCCAAAAGGGACCACATAAATATTTACACCAGCAGCAATTGCTCCCGTGTTAGTAGCTATAACTGAAGCCAAGCAAGTAATGTCTGAAGTGATTAATAGAGTTGCAGGTCCCGTAGGGACTGTAGCTGAGCCTAAACGAGTAACTGGCATTAGATTATGTCTCCAGATAAGTAGTATGAGCCGTTGATGTTTGTTACGTGACAGATTGCATATAAACCGTTGCTTTTATTAGCACTGTTCCTGGCTTCTAAGGCTATGTTCTGTCCCGCAAAGGTCATCTGCCCTGAGCCTGCTTGTATAAAGGAAACTCTTTGACCGTCCACCAGGACGTTCGGGACAGTAATAGTGATTGCAGCACCGATTGACCTCAACCAGCTGTTGCCGTTTGCAGGAACAACAGAGAAGTTACTGTTGATGTCAGTAGTCGCAGTTACTACTGCGGAGGATGCAAGTGCTGTGACAGTAGGTCCTGTTGCACCAGTTGGTCCAGTTGGACCCGCAATTCCCTGAGGCCCTAGGGGACCCTCTACAGTGCTAGCAGCACCTGTAGGTCCAGTTAGTCCAGTGCTCCCTGTAAGCCCAGTAGGACCGATAATGGGTCCTACACTGACCCACGCAGAGCCTGTCCATACGTGTACTGCTGTTTGGTCAGTTACAAAATACGCATCATTTACTACATTGCCAGAGCTAGGCAAGTTCGCCACTGCAGCAACCGTGCCTTTTAGCTGGATGTTGGTCCCTTGAGAACCCGTAGGCCCTACGTTACCTTGAGGCCCCGTTACTCCTTGAGGACCAATTGGGCCAGCGGCTCCATCAACACCGTCAATACCCGCACCTGCAAGGACCCAGCCAGTGAGAGTACGTGCCTCTAGACGACCAAAGTCAGTATTAAACCGTACATACCCAGTCTCTACATCAGACCGTCGTTGTGAGGTTGTACCAATGTCTAAGTAAAGGGTATTACTGTTCCCTCTAATTACTTTGTTCTGAAACTCTTGAGCAGACGCCTCTGCAAAAGGAGCATCGGTCTGCTCGATTCCTACACAGGTAAAGTTGGTATCAGCAACTGTTGACCTGACGTATAGCGAGTCACCGTCAGCGACTGCTACCCTAAAGGTCTCGAAAGACTGTCCAACACCCACTACTAGGTTCTTAGTTAGATACGCATACTGAGCACTAGAGTCTGCAGCTTGCGGCTGAACCCAAATGTCCACCTTAACCGTAGCAGTAGTGCTAGCAGACAAGTTTGTGGCTATTATAGATACAAAATGTGGAGCGTCAAATGTTAAGAGTAACGCATCTGTATTAGCCGCTGGGGTAAGTACACCAAGACGTGAAATTGGCATCGTAACCCCTTAAGCCTGAGCTTCAGTCCACGACATCTTGGCAGATGTGAGGGTTTCCGTACCCGTTAGTCGAGATACCGCAATGGTCAAGATGTCTGGGCCATCTGGGAAGATAGCATCTCCTCCCAAAATAGAGTTAGACAACTCAAACAGAGTAGAAACGTCTACCGAGGTAGACAACTCAGCACCACCACTTCCACCAGAAGCACGGAAGTTGTACACCTGAACTCCACCAGAAACAGTATCTGCTGAGGTGTGCTCTACGGTCTGGGTCAGAGATGGAGAGGCAACACCTTGGAAGTTCAAGTTGTTAAGACGAGGATTCAGAAGGACCTTTACATCCACTAGTTGAGTGGTGGATATACCGATTTCTTGCAGCCTTAGTTGCATGCGGTTTAGGATGTCACGGTCACCCAAAGCACCTGTCAAACCAGAAGACACTGAAGGACTCAAACGAATTGAGAGTAGTGGCTGGTAGTTTGGCCCAGAGGTGTTATTTAAGGCACCGTCTGGATACAAGAAGTAGGTGTACTGAGTGTTCCCCTGCGTAGTAAAGTTGACTACCTCAGAGAGTACGGCTGACGGAACTGGAGTAGAAGTAACGGTAAACGAGCCAGTGACTTGGAACGTAAACGTCGTAGCGTTCGTAACAGTTACTGGTCCTACATGCTGAGTAGGTAGGTTTGTAATTGCAACGCCTGCGTTTGATATTCCGTACACACCAACGTAATTGCTAGCTGGGATGTTATGGGCAGCCGCAGTTACTACAGTCACAGTGGTGCCTGCCCTAGAGAACGTAGCACCAGAGGTGATAGTCGCAGTAAATGGGGTCAAGTGAATCAAGTTAGGGGAGTTTACAAACACCTTGTACTTAGTTGTATTTGTTAAGGTGGTTAGTGTTTGTGAACCGATAACCTGAGTAGCTGGGTTCAAGTCATTATTGCCTGGGAATCCGTTAGCCGCAATTGACTGGAACTGAACTACGTTACCTGTCCTGAATCCGTGAGTCTTTACTGCGAATAGGTCGGTAGCCAAGTCGATTCCCGTAGAACCAAATGCCTTAGACGTAGTCCCTGTCACATCTAGCGTTTGGCTAGTGGAGGTAATCAAGTAAGCGTTATCGTCATCAAATCCACCATCCATCATTACTGAGGTACCCCAGTGGAACAAGAATGGGATGTAGGTAGGGTCATCGTAAGTAACTACTTCGTAGCGAGCGGGTAAGTTACCAGAGCGGAAGTAAGACTCGTATAGGACGTTGTTGTGAACGAACTCGTGTACGTACTGTACCTGTCCGTCACCAGTCTTAAAACCAAAGCGAATCTTTCCAGCACCGTACCAAGAGTAGTCAATGTAAGCCATTTGAATACGAGATAGGTCTAGGTCGTATCCAGTTACTCCCGTACCGTCACAGACGTCAAGGCTCCACTCGGACTGAGGAACTCTTGTATCTACGGTCTTAGTGATGATAATGCCCGATTTAGCAGGGGTGAATGAGTGAACAGCGGTTGTTCCAACCGTTGATAGGTTAACGATAATGCTTGAAGTAGGTGAAGCCGTCAACCTAAAGCTGTTGTTATCAATCAAGGCAGTGTAGTAAGTACGACCGTTGATTAAACCACCGATTGACTCACCGTCAATAGAGTTGTACACAACAGGTAGTCTGTCCGCAAAACCGTGGCTAACGATAGAGAAGCTGTCTGCACCTAGCTTGACCACTCCTGTAGTTCCATTGCCTGGGTTAAACTCTTTTTCTGTGCCAGAAGAACCTTTGTACTCTGGACGAACCGACATACGTGTGTCGCTAGCAATCTCGACGACACGGTAGGACTGACCTCTCATAACTACGAAGTCACCAACCTCTAGCTGAGCAGTGAACTTAGTGTTAGTACCAAAGACTAGTTCTGAGCCTTGTAAGCAAGCTGCAGTGCCAGCTAGCTGCTGAGTAGAGGACCTACGTACAGCGTTGATGGACTGGCCATCAAACTCAAAGAACGCACCATTTTGGAAGTCAAACATGCCTGAACGAACCGCACCATTACTCCATGACTCCACGTAGAACTGAGGGAATCCATAGGCTACGTCTTCAGTAATTGGAACCCCAGGGCTAACTCGGAAAGTGGTTAAGTCAACAACGGTTACCTGGAAGCGACCATTATACACACTGCTTTCAAGCCCGTTTGAATTGGTGGCTTGACTCATTATGATAAACAGACCAGAGACTAAACCATGTGGTCGCCGCGTTTTTACCTCAATAGTAGTGTCGGAGAACTTGTCCATAGACTCAACGTCAACTGAAGGCTTGAAGTTGATTCCACAAGAAGTCTGGATGCCCTTACCCGACTGGTAGCGGAAATACTTACGGGTCTGGCGAACAATCTGTGCCAAAGAAGTACCTGCACCAGCAGACATTTCAACTCCACCATCGAATGGGCGGTGAAGTGAGTATCCCTGTGGACGCACGTATATAAACGTTGG